AATAATAATTTCCTTTAGGTTAATTATCAGGTTTACACTTCGAAGAAGGTGAAATTTTGGCTCGAAAAAAAATAAGAGTTCGAGGACATCGCTTTAGCGATGCTCCTGCAATGTACATGAAAAGGACTAAATTCGACCGTTCGCATGTTTATAAGACAACTTTTAATTCAGGTAAGCTCATACCTGTATTTGTTGACGAGGTTTTGCCTGGCGATACTACCCGTATGTCTGTTAATTATTTCGCTCGCTTGGCTACTCCTATTAAGCCTATCATGGATAATATTTATCTGGACTGGTTTTTCTTTTTTGTTCCAAACCGCCTCGTTTGGGAACACTGGCAGAACTTCTGCTTTGAGCAGGAAGACCCTGATGATAGTACTGATTATGTCATCCCTACTGTTGCTGCTACTGGTAACTCTGATAATGCTTATATAGGCTCTCTATGGGACTATTTCGGCTTGCCCGTGAATACGTCTGGTAATTTATCTGGTATTAGTGCGCTTCCATTCCGTGGCGTTTATCTTATCTACAACGAATGGTTTAGAGACGAAAACCTCCAGAAATCCGTCAAAATTCAGAAAGGCGATGCCAACGAAGTTTTGAACTCTGCCCGATCTTCTGAACAGCCTTCTTGGGTTTTCACGTCAGGTACCAATATTGTTCCCGGCTTGGCCTGTCCGCCTCGCGGTAAGCGTCATGATTACTTTACTTCTGCTCTTCCATGGACACAGAAGGGACCCGGTGTATCTATAGGCCTTGCCGGTACCGCTACTTTAGTTGATCCTTCGCCTGTCTCAGGCTACTTCGTCCAGCAATCTAATGCCAATTTAGGTGCTGCTCAGCTTTCTAAAGATGGCGGTGTTCATGATGTTTATACTGGAAGTGGTACTTTAAATTATCAAGGTGGTTATAGTGTTTCTATAGCTGGTCACTCTGTTAATGGTTCTGGTGCTGCTACTGTTACTGCTCAACCTGGTTCTTCTTGGCTTTCCAAGGATTCTTATGCTGATCTTGATAGTTCAAGTATATTTACCATCAACAGTCTGCGTACTGCTTTTCAGATGCAGAAGTTCTATGAGCGCCTTGCTCGCGGTGGTAGTCGGTATACTGAAGTGCTTCGCTCTTTCTTTGGCGTAGTTTCTCCTGACGCTCGTCTTCAGCGCCCTGAGTTCCTCGGCTCCTTCACGAAGATGGTTAACGTCAATCCAATAGCTCAGACTTCTGCAACCGACAGCACCTCTCCTCAAGGCAATCTCTCTGCTTATGGTGTTACTGCTGCCAAGTTCCATGGTTTTACTAAATCTTTTGTCGAACATGGTTATATTTTCGGCTTTGTATGCGCTCGCGCTGATCTTACTTATCAGCAGGGTATTAACAAGATGTGGCTTCGCTCTACGGTTTATGATTTTTATTGGCCTACATTTGCGCATCTCGGTGAACAGGCTGTTGAGCTTCGTGAGATCTATGCTCAAGGTTCTGAAGCTGATACTACTGTTTTTGGCTATCAGGAACGCTATGCCGAATATCGATATAAACCTTCGCAGATCACAGGTAAATTCCGCAGCTCTGTAACTGGTGGTACTTTGGATAAATGGCATCTTTCGCAGTTTTTCAAAAATGCTCCTACTCTTAACGAAGAATTTATCGTTGAAAACCCGCCTATTGAGCGTATTATCGCTGTTCCCAGTGAACCTCAATTTTTACTTGACATAGGATTCCGCTATACCACTGTGCGTCCTATGCCTATGTTTGGCACACCTGGTCTTGTTGACCATTTCTAAAAGGAGTTGGTTTTATGTCATGGCTTTCTGATACTTTAGGCAGTGTTGCTGGTTCTGTTCTTGGATCTGCAGTTCAGAATCATTACAATTCTGCTAATGCCGCACAAGCTAACGCGTGGAACGTTGAAAACTATAAACATCGTTATCAATGGGCTGTAGAAGATATGCGTAAAGCTGGTCTTAATCCTATTCTTGCTGCAACTAGTGGTATAGGCGGTTCTATATCTGGTGCTTCAGCTGCTTCTGTAGGTATGAGTGATATTGGTTCTACCATGAACTCTGCTAGAGCCGCTAGTGCCGCTGAAAGGCAGGCTAAGAATGCCGAGAATCTTTTAGGATCTCAAATTGATAGAAACGCCGCAGAAGCCGATTCTATGCGCCAGAGAACCCATGGTATAGTTCTTGAGAATGGTATTCTTGCAAATGATTTGAATCTTCGTGAACAGACTTATGAAAAACGTCTTGGTTATGAGCTTGAAAAGATGAATTTGGAGCTTGAAAACCTTCGTCTTCAGGGTTCTTACCTTAACTCTGGTGTTTTAAACAACATTGCTTCTGCTAATCGTTCTAATTCTGCTGCTGCTTTTGATAATATTCAAACTGAAATGGCAGGTATGGAACGTGATTTCTATAAGAATCTTGAAAGTCTTACAGGTGCTCCTAGATCTGTCGCTAGTGGTGTTGGTTCTGCTGTCAAAAATGTTATAGGCTTCCTCGGAGGCCGTTATCTTGGAAGGAGATAATATTTATGTCTAATAAAACTACTATGATTCTGACTTTTATTGTCACCGTTGTTGTCCCTTTTATTCAAGAAGTTGTAGATCTAATTGAAGCTCTGAAAGGTAAAGCTTCTTCAAATACTGTTACTGCTAAAAAGGTTGCTTCGGATTTTCAAACCGATGTTGCGCAACTTGTTGAGCCAGTTGCTAATAAAAATGATTCTAAAAAAACTAGCCGTTTTTTCGGTTCTTGGAGGGATGCTAAGTGAGACGTCGCCGTTTATCTAAACGAGGTTCTCGCCGTCTTTTTCGGCGTACCTCCAGATCTCGCCGTAGAAATTTTAAGAGAGTAGGACGAGGTGGATTTAGGATTTGACATTCTGACTTAATCCTGATACAATCGGTACAGGTGATTAATATGGTTTGTTATAATCCTATTCTTATGTACCCAGTTGAAGGAGCGATTACTAAGAATGGAAAACAACATTATAGTTTTTACGGTAGCCTTGCCTCTCACCCTGAGCTTGCTGGCGATAGCCGTTTCATTCGTTGTTCTTGTAAACAATGCATCGGCTGTCGCCTCGAAAATAGCAGACAGTGGGCTGTCCGTGCTGTCCACGAAGCCCGTTCTTCGTCTTCTGCTTATTTCGTTACTTGCACTTTTGACGATTATCATTTGCCACGTGATAAAAGCTTAAGTAAGAAATTTCATCAGACTTTCATGAAAAATCTTCGTCGCGAGTATGGCAGTGGCATTCGCTTTCTCGGCTGTGGTGAATATGGTGAACTTCATGGTCGCCCTCATTATCATTACATTTTGTTTAATATTGATTTTGATGACAAAATTTTTCGGTTCCGTACAGACGGTTATAATACTTATACTTCTTCTCGTTTTGCCAAAGTATGGAAATACGGTATGCATCTTATTGGTGAGTTTAGCTTTGATTCTGCTGCCTATGTCGCTCGCTATATAGTTAAAAAACAGACAGGTAAAGACGCTCCTTCTCACTATAAAGGTCGCATTCCTGAATTCATGGTTGCTTCTAATCGTCCTGGCATAGGTGCAAAATGGCTCGAAGATCATGGCGAAGAATGCTATGCCAATGATTATGTTGTTATTAACGGTAAGAAGATGCGTCCTCCTCGTTATTATGATAAGAAATTTGATGAAACGCATCCTCACTGGATGGAGTTTATTCGTAATAACCGTATTGAGAAGATGCTTCATAACTTGGAGAACAATACTTTTGAGCGTTTAGTTGACCGTTGCCGCGTCCAGGAAGGTAAATATAAACATTTTCTTGGCAGAAAACTTGACAAGGTATTGTGACTGTGTTATCATTAAGTCAGAAACGAGGTGATGTTTATTAGTGAATTTGAAGCTGTTAAAAATTTTCTTCGTGAGCGTGATATTTCTTTCAACTTTCTCTTTCGTGGTAGTAAATATGCCGCTTACCGTCTAAAGCCTGATGGTTTTAGGGTTATTCGTCTTGATAAGGATTATTTTGTTGTATCATCTACGATTTATCTTATGATTCGTAGGTATCTAATTGCGTTTAGAAAAGGAGATGGTTCCGCTGAGACTTTATTCCATTTATGATTCTAAGGCTGAACAGTTCAGTCCTCCACAGGTTTACCACAATGATATGCTTGCTCTGCGAGCTTTTGAAGGTATAGTTAACGATGATAAAATGCTTATTAAAAAGTATCCTGAAGATTTTACTTTGTATTATGTTGGCAATCTCGGTGACAGCGACGGTCGCTATTACATTGAGAATTGTGACGAGTCCCACGTTCCTGTCTTGGTTGGTCGCGCCATAGAATATGTGCAGACTATTGACAATGATTCTACTAAATGATAATCTAGTAAAGAGCGTACCAGAAAAAGGACGATCTCACTGAGATCGCCCTTTTTTTGTACGCCACGCCCGCCGCGTCTAGGCGCCTGCGAAAGGAGGTGAAAGTATGAAATTTAAGACAGCTTATGATCCCGTAGAAGAACATGATCATTGCAGCATTGAGTTTACCATGCCCTCTCTTACCGTTCAGGACGAGAAAGATGAAACTGATATCAATTGCATCGTAAACAAGTATGCAGACGGTCAGAAAGGTATCATGACTCTTGACCTCGGCGATAGTTCGCAATACGCTTATCTGCAGTTCGGAGATGCAACGCTTCCCGGTGACTACAGTACAGCTCTTGAGCTTGTGTCTGGAGTTCGTGAAGAATTCTACAGTTTACCCGCTTACGTTCGAGCTAAATTCGGTCACGATCCTATGAATTTCATCGACCAATTGAATGATCCTGCAACGCTCGAATATCTCCAACAACAAGGTCTATACGGTAGCAAATATACCTTTGATGAACCACAACAGTCCGTAAGTAGTAAACAAACACAAGAAAAAAGTAACACTTTAGAACAAAATAATGAAGAAACACAAAAATAGGCGTCACCGAAGCCAGTTACTTACTTGATGTAACTGGCGTAGGTGACGCAAAAATAATCTAAAACCTAATAATAATTTCCTTTAGGTTAATTATCAGGTTTACACTTCGAAGAAGGTGAAATTTTGGCTCGAAAAAAAAT